GCCCTATTGCGTCCATCACGGGACTCAACTATGTGCGTGCTGTACAACCCGAGCGCACAAACAACCCTAATGCTCTGTCGACGGTATCGTGGGCATCCGGCACAAGTGGCAGTGTGACCTCCACCACGTCGTCCAAGTTCCAACAGGCAGGCGGTCTTCCAGCCAAAAATGTTGTTGGAACCTATCACCGCATCCCTACCAATGCGGGTTGGGCGACGGGTAGTTCCACACAGACAACCTCGTCTGCGCTCCGTAACAACCAAGCACCGATTCCGTCTACTATCCTCTAGCAAGTTGCTTCCACGTAGCACCGCATTCAGCACACTGATACAACCACGCCACATTTACGGGATCCAACTTGATCCCCTTGATGTTAGACGGACCGCCTCGCGTTGGGCATGTCGTATTTGGACAGACAAGATTGGTAAAGGTTGGTAGTGTTGGGTCATACTTTAGGTAGGGATTGATGGAATACTGGACAGACGTATCCTGTTGTAGATTGTGTTCGTAAATCACCGGATTCTCTTTTGTGACCTCTTCTTCGTAAGGACACGACCGGCACTTTGTATATGCCTTACCCTCGCGCTCCTCAATGGTATAGAGCATGTTGTTGCACTGCTTACAGAACTTCATGATGCTTATATTCTGGTAGCATTCGTTTATTTCGTTTTCAAATCCAAGATTGTGCGTTCAAAACGAATGGCGACCCAGAAAGTTGTCCGAGGGGTATTACACAGCCAGGATGCCGACTAAACTGGACTACTTCTTGGATGGAAATGCGCAAGGTAAGACCGAAAAGGAGATCAATGGTCGTAAGGTTACTGAGTCTGGAAAACCCTTCACTCACTGGTCCTTCGAGAACCGCCAGAAGTGGTTCATTAGCGAAGATGACCTGGAGGAGTTCTACAAACTCTACTGCAACGACCTGCGAAATGGCATCCCGCGTTTCCTCACAGAGAAGTCCACTGCAATCGGCCAGATGCGTGTCGATATGGATTTCAAGTACGCAGGGCAGGTCGAGGAGCACAAGCACACACAAGAACAGGTGATGAAGTTTGTGTCCGCATTTATGGCAGAAACCAAGAAATACATTCAAGTTCCCGAGTCTGTGGAAATCTTCATTCTCGAGAAGGACTATCCAACCTACGATCGCAGCAAGAACATCTCCAGTTCAGGAATCCACATCCAGATTCCGTGTCTGAAGACACGCTCATCCGTCGAACAGGCAATTCGTAGAAGTCTTCTGCGTCGTATGGATGAATTCTTCCCGAACTTGGGATTTCTCAAGACATGGGATGATGTGTACGACAAGCAACCATTGACACACACCAACAACTGGCCGCTGCTTGGGTCAAAGAAACCCGCAGAAGGGTCGTTGCCCTACCAAATCCGGTATATTCTGGACTGGGATGCGGAAACAGGCGATATGAGCGTGGATACAGATATTCCGGCAACAAGCGTGGAGATTGCGAAGAAACTCTCTGTTCGTTCTCACCCGGATGAAGAAGTCGAGATGACCGAATATGGCAAGGAGAACGTTCAAACAGGAGCAGTCGCAGAGCGAGAGATTGTCACTGCAAATCGCTCAACGTCGCGGGGTCGTCAGATGGCGCGTGACCAACCAGGTTCACGTGCGTCGTCTCCAGGTCGCATCTATGTACAACCTCTCACAGAGGAACTCCGCAAGTATTACGAGGGTCATGTGAAGAATCTGTCATCGTTTCGCTACACGAACTACAACGACTGGATTTCGGTGGGTCAATGTCTCAAGAACATTCACCCCGACCTCGAAGATGTGTGGTTGGATTTCAGTCAGCAGATTGGGGATTCGTACAATCCTCGTGAAGCGATTTCCAAGTGGAATTCGTTTACCTTCCGTGTGGATGGTGCCAAACTCGGACTCGGAAGTCTCCGCCACTGGTCTGCGACGGACAATCTTGAAGGTTTCAAGAAGGTAGAGGATGCCAACGTGGATGCCCTCATTCAGAAGTCTGCCGAAACGCAGACAGAGAACGATGTCGCACAGGTTGTCTACGCCAAATATCGTGACGAGTTCAAGTGCGCAAAGTTTGGTGCGAACGAGTGGTATCGCTACACGGGTCACATCTGGAAATCAACCGACAGGGGTATTGCATTGCAATGTCGTCTGTCCAAGGACATTGCAGATATCTATCTCCTCAAGGAAGTGACGGAAGCAACCAACATTTCTCTCATCGGACAATGTGATCACAAGGAACCGAAGGCAGATTGCGAGTGCTGCAAGGCAGAGCAGCGCAAGAAGGCATTCTCGAATGTGCGCCTCAAACTCAAGAAGACCAGTTTCAAGCGCAACGTGATGGAGGAGTGTCGGGAATTCTTCTTGGACGAGGCACTTGCTCTGAAACTCGATGAGAACAAGAACCTCATTGCGTTTAACAATGGCGTGTTTGATACGATGGGAAGCGATGAGAAGGATGCAAATGGAAACTACATTCGTCCTTGGTTCCGAGAAGGTAAACCTGAAGACTACATCAGTTTCTCGACCAATATCGATTACAATCCCGACATGAAGCACTACGAACATCCCTGCTGGCCGGAGATTGAGGCGTTTCTCAACAGCATTCTGCCCAATCGCAAGGTGCGTGACTACTTCTTGAAGCATCTGTCCACCTGTCTGTCGGGTGGTAACGAAGCACAGAAGTTCCACATTCTCACGGGGTCGGGTTCCAACGGAAAGTCAATGTTGACGAACTTGATGTCGACTGCGATGGGCGATTACTGCTGCAAGGCACCTATCTCATTGTTGACCCAGCAGCGCAACAAGTCTGCAGCGGCAGCACCTGAACTGGTTCGCATGAAGGGTCGTCGATTTGTGACGATGCAGGAACCCGATGAGCAAGTCCCCCTGAACACCGGTCTGATGAAGGAGTTGGCATCATGCGAGAAGATTACCGCACGCGACTTGTATGCAGGTTCCAAGGCGATGATTGACTTTGATATTCAGGCACGCTTCCACTTGGCATGTAACGAGAAACCGAAGGTCAACTCCACCGATGGAGGTACATGGCGTCGTTTGGTGGTCATCGACTTTCCGATGAAGTTTGTGGCGGAACCCCGCGAGAAGAACGAACTTCCGATTGATGAGACGATTGTCAAGAAGGTTGTGAGTGAAGAGTGGGCGTCTTGCTTCATGAACTACCTCATCCACCTCTACAAGGAGGGCAATGGTCACCGCAAGTTGACACCGCCGGAGGAGGTGATGAAGTACACGAATGAGTACAAGGACGAGTCGGATGTCATCGCGCGATTCTTGAACGAGTATGTGCGACCTGTGGAAACCGCAGGCGACCCCGAACAGCAGCACCCCGAACCCGTGTCGTGGAACAGTATCAATACGACCTTCCAGGAGTGGAAGCGTAGTAATGAGATTGGTCATCGTGGAAATGTTACCGATTTGAAGAAGAGACTTGAGGAGAGATACGGCAAGTATCCTAGGAGCGGGTGGACCGCTTTCCAGTTCGGGAACGCTTAGAACCCTTGCGAGACCGGCGCGTCTTTTTGTGCTTGCGACCACCCATTACCGGTTGGGCGGGTTCAGCAATACCAATGCTTTGTTGAGGAGCAGTCTCCTCTTTTTGACCCCATGTCCAAGGTTGGTACCACGTCATTTGTATTTAAGATACGATATTTTAAGCCTCCACGCGGCGGGCACCAATCTTCGAGAGGAAGTAGGTGCGGAGCATGCCGATCGTGAACACGACGACAACGAACGAGATGATGAGGTCGATGAGCGACGCAACGACCTGTCCGATCTTCAGGGTGACGCCACCCACAGTGACCTGAGCCTCCGTGACACCCTTACCAGCCGCCAGCGCAGGGGCAACGATGGGCGCGACCAAGCCCTCCGACAGGGCAGTGAAAAACTTGGAGACAACGCTCCCCAAATAGATAGCAGCCGTGATGATGATGATATCCTTGGTGTCCAACATTTGTTTGTTGAATGGCGGATATAATTTTCAAAACGAAATCATTTTTATCCAAGAAGTGGAAGGCGTGTATGACAAGATGGAGAAACGCAATCAACAAGTGGACGCCCTGACGCTCAAATGGTGTAGGGAGTTCCAAGCAAACATTCTGAAGACTCTGCGCACGCATTACGCAACACACCTACCACCCGTTGCGGTTGACTTCATGGAACCAAGGTTGTTCTACGGACCCGGTTACAGTCAGATTACGATTGTGTATGATACAGAAACAGAGGACTTTCGCCCATGCTCCTACAGCATCCATCCAAGACACCCCGACGCAGTTGTTCCGACGGTGCTTGCGCGGGCGGGGGTAGAAAACTACAAGTGGCGTATGATGCGCGACCAATACTTTGACTTCTTCTATGCGATGAAGAAGAATGAGTTTCTCAAAGACGATATCGTGCGCGAGGCACAAAAACATGCATGTATGCGTGCGTGCCATGCGATCAAGGAGGAACTGGTCGCGCGCGTGTTCCACCCCAGGAACATGGAGCGATGGGTCGAACAGGGTATCGATGAAATGATGTTTGGATACTAACAATGGATACACGCTTCTGGGGACCCAGTGGGTGGCAACTTTTTCACTTGGTTGCTTTTCGAAGTGAACATCCCGATGATGTTCTCAACCAAATGAAAGATGTGTTGCCATGCAAGTATTGTCGTGCGTCGACAACCGAGTTCGTCCAAGAACATCCACTCCGAGGCGATCCGGGCAAGTGGATGTATGACATTCACAACATGGTCAACGCCAAACTGCGGAAACAGGCAGTGGAAGACCCGAACGTGGTTCATCCCGGTCCTGACCCTTCCTTTGAGGACATTCGTCGGCGGTATATGGCGATGAAACCCACCCAAGTGCCGGGTCGCGATTTTTTAATGGCGATTGCGATGAACTACCCCGAAGAACCTGAACCCGAGCAAATGGCAACCCAGCGAACCTTCTTGCACGCTCTTGCCAAGGTCTATCCATTCAAGACCCTGCGCAAGGTGTTTCAGAGATATATCCGAGACCATGAGGTCGACCTTGGAAATCAAAAATCCTATCTCAAATGGATGTACGGACTTTTGAAGGAGTTGTCCAAAGAAGCAGGCGTTGCGATTCGGTCGTACAAGGGGTATGTTCAGCACGTGTCGTATTACAAGAGCGGTTGCTCCAAGAAGACGTATCGTGGAAAAACATGTCGTATGTTAGCGGGAGGAGGACGAACCAAAGACCGCGATCATCGGAAGACACAACGGATTACACGCGTCTCTTTGCTCTAGTCTTGCGTTGACTCTTGCGGCCACGGCGGGTCTTGTTACGACCACCTTGACGCTGAAGAAGTGCGTACATACCTAGTGGCATGTGTTCGATGAACAACTCAAACAATCTATTCTTTTCTACCTGATTGACTTGTACATTCATCTCGCGAAGAACATCCTGAATGCGTTGTGTGATTTGATAATCGCCCATAGGAGCGTCGACATTTGCTGCTATTTCAATAATCCGCTGGTCTACCAGAGGATTGTTGTCAGCACCACCCCTACGTTTCATTTGTTAGTTCTCAATATTTAGTGCTTGCGGCTGCCCTTGCGCGTGGAGCGACGGGTCTTGCCGGCACGACGACCGCCCTTGATAGGACCAGTCTCGCTCGACACGGGCATCGGGGACAGAGCACCACCCTTGTAGGTCTTCTTCGCCATCTTCAGGACTGCCTTGAAGGACTTGCCCTTGTGTGCCTTCATGGTCTTCTTCACGTGGGACAACCACTTGTTACGCTTACCTGCATCTTGAGACTCCATTTGTTTGTTCTAACGCAGAGAAGTTTATTGGAGGGAGGCGGGTTTTTCGATGAACCCCGTCCTACCCTTGGCGTAGAGATTCCACTGGCAACCATACGCGGTCGGTTGGAGAGGATTCTGGTTGACCACCCTCAGACCCACGTCGGGGGCGACCAACGAGATAAAATCGCGATTGAAGTTCTTGAGTTCTTCGGGGTCGCGAGGGGATGCTGCTTGCAGATGGGTCAACCGACGGAGACTCATATCGTTCCATGACATATTCAGTAGAGGTTCCAGAGAGGTTCCCGACACGTTTCCACCCGACACCAGAATGAGTTTGTCGGCAAGGACATCCAGCGGCGCGGAATGAACGTTCTTCCAAGGACACAGGTGACGACGAACAGTAGTCTGGAGATGCTCCGTCACGCGATCAAATACAATCGTCTTGTCGGTGTGGAAGACCATCGACAGAATGAATGGATCCTTCGATGGGAAGGCGTCGTTCACAATATCGACGCAGACACGCTCGAAGGGGACATTGTCTTCCGCAAAATCATACCCATCCATCAATTGCTTCTTTGCCACAACAGGATGGTCCTGCTCGTCTGAGTAGATATGGACTTCCAAGAGACGAACGCCACGGCGAAGCGCATCGGGAATGTCTTCAAAGACAGACCCTGCTACGTAATAGTCGCATAATCGTTTGCTTTGCAACATTGCTGGTTTCCCATTTGGGAAAAGTTCTTCATAGATGAGATACCCCAAGAAAACCGCTAACACAAGGGCGATGACCCACTCCATTACTCTTTGGTAGACGATTCTATTTTCGGCATGCGGAACAACAGATTACGAAATGCGTTGATGACATCATCGGGAATCTTCTCGTCCATCGGTATCTCTGTTAAGCAGGCATAGTGGAAATACAAGCAATACATTCCACACTCGGAGTCCTTGTATTGATGACGTGTCTTGTTGTAGGTCAACTTCATAGGTTTGCTGTGAACACCCAGTTCATCCCATTGACTCTTCCATCGTGTCATGAGTTTCTTGACTTCCGCTTCGGGCGTCAACGCATACGAATCGAAATAGGTCATGCGCGGATACTCCAGTTCCGGTCGCACATCCGCAAACACGCAGACCCAATGTTGACCCGGTCCATCATGAGGGTCAGTGTTGAGGACAATACCAAATCTCTGCTTTCCCTTCTTGTAGAGTTCACCAATCTTCATGTTGCAGAGCGCACTCACAAGACACTGCTTGGTTTCGTTCTGGAGGTCAAAGTCAATCGGCACAGTCCCCACGTAAAAGTAATCGGGGAACACCTCCATGTAGTTCTTCTCGATGGCATCAATGTCATCGGATGACAACCACTCGTAGCGATTCAACGCCCATTCCTTGGGTGCACGCGGTCGGTTCATTAGAGATGCCACAATACACTCGGCACGACCTGTCTTGCACTTGTCCTGGAGGCGACGAGTGAGAGCATTCCAGACCTGCTCTGGCGAACCTTCGGGAATCTTGGGTTCCTTTGGATGTTCCTTGTTGTACACACGTCGTAGATTCGCAACTGCTTCTTCATCCAACCACGACATTCTTATTTGAAAACGAATACTTTTAAACAAGACAACATCCCAAGTAGAATGGACCAACTCAAGCCCGTCGTGTCTCGCTACCTCCAAATCGTGAACCAATTGGACACGACGAATGCGCGTGCCTCTCAACTCCGCGATGAACGCCGAACGATTGAAATGGACCTTGCGGCAGTCTACCACCAAACGAACAATGAACTTCCCAACAAGATTGAACTCACAAACTCCCGCATGGTCTTCCAGATGAAGAAACCCGGCGAGTGGAAAAAGGGATGGAACCTCACAAAGAAACAACTGGAGATGTATCTGGATGAAATCCTACCCGAGCACGGAAGGGATGTCTTCAACGAGATCGTGCGGAAACACGAAAATAAGTTAGTAGGTCAAGACTACCAGTTTGAACTCAAACCTTTGCCGGACGAGCATTGAACATGAGGTGGACCTCGATATATTTTTTGTCTACAATCCGGAACCGAACACTGGCACAGGGCGTATACACCTTGAAGAACGGATTGAATCGTTCTAAGTACGCTCTTTGCATGTAATCAATCGCAGCATTGCGGCACATGTGGAGTTCTCGAAGACCTTGAATGCCGATGGTAAGAATGTGAAGGTTGTATCTTTGTATGTCTGGGTCTTGCTCGACTGCTTCTTTCAACATGTCGCGAATGTGTTCTAGATCAGGGATGTGATGGTCGAAGAAGTCATCAATGTATTTCTTGCGCTCCTTTTCCTGCGCTTCGCGGTCATCATAGACCTTCTTGCGGAGAGACGCGATGTAATCTGTAGTGATCTCCATTATAGTTTGAATGTGTTGTCCTTGTTGTTATTCGTTTTCAACTCTGCTTGCAAGTCTCGAACCATTTTTTGAAGTTCATCCAGCACATGTTGGGCATGTTGAATGTCCTTCTGTGGTTCAATCTGAAACTGAAGTCGCACGAGGTGGCGACAGAGGCATCCATTCAGTTCTAGGGCATGCGAAGCAAGAGTATGAAAGTGTTTCACCATCAATGTGTGTCTTTACATAGAAAATTATCGTTAAACGGAAAAACGAACTTACAATGAGTAGACCGGTTGCAACTATGGACACTTACTTTCCCTACAATGCAAAGAACCGATTCTTTCACGAGAAGGATATTCATCGCATTCTTCATCGCCATGGACTTCCGCATTACCGAGTGCAGAACCCACGTATCTTCCAAACCGCAATGGTC